GACACATTTTAACTTTTACATTATATCGGAGAAGCTGAAATAAACTCCGTGGAAATTATGCTATCCTATAACAGCTCCATGCTGTTTCAACTTAATTTCTAAATTAAGGGACTCATATGACATATTAAAACAATGAGGAACTAATTTACCCCCTTCACTAGTTTTAAGGCTAGAAACGACTTCATCATAAGTCTTATTATCATGTTGTGCAAGGAAACGCTGCACATTCCGAATTCTTTCTTCAATGTCGCGACAGTCATTCTCCATAGCTCGAGGGCGATATTTTAACTCTTTTAAAATATCTTTAACTGGTAATGGGGACTTCCAAATTTGATAATACTCATCATAAATGAAAGGACGTTTTAAAAATGTTAACTCAGAAAATTCTACAAATTCTGCTATTTCTGCTCGTTTATCTGCAGAAGTAATGGTAATTCCTAATTCATACATAAAATCTTGAATATATTTTCCATTATATCCACCTTCTAAAACTGGCTTCTTAATTGTCATTACAATATCATCACCATACGTCAACATCTTGACATTCCGATCAAAATCATTTAAGTTGGGCTGTTGTTTTAAGACTACTATTTGCCAAGAAACATAACTCATCCATATCAAAAATGTATTGCTTACAGAATTAAAGACATCTGTAAAGGCATTACCAGACTTATTCCCCTGCGAACTCTCAAAAACAAATTTTCCCATGATATGTACACCATTTTGCATATTGTCTATCAGACAGTGTCGTGCTAGTCTCTCTTCATGAGTCGAGTGAACATAAAATCTATCAGTGACAATTTTAAAAAAAGAATAACACTCTTTCGGTACTGATCCATCAAAATTCTTGTAATCAAAAGCTTGTCCATAAGGACTATTCTTTAACAGACCAGAGGCGTATAAACCCCACACTTGATCAGGGTCTCCCCCAATCCCATGGTGAAATTTAAAGCCAAAATTACTTCTGTAATATTCTACAAAAACACCAAAATACTTGCGACATAACATTACAAAATCGAGAGAACTCTGCTCAAAAATACGAGTTTTCCCAACTTCGTATTTCTCAATACTTCTCAATTCATCTTTTATAGTACAAATAAATGGAAAAGAAGGG